TGACTAGGCAACTTTTGATCATACTTGCCATAATCACCTCCAAAATAGCGATCACTTCCAAAATGGGTCGCATGAGTGTAAAACTCTTCCCACTCTGGTCCATGGCAATTGATTCCAACAGCACATTCAGACTTCAATGGATTCATCTGCAAGAAACGCAAAATTGGCAAATAATATTTACGTACCAAAAATGTCAGGGTTATCGGGTTTCCATAAAAGATCCGACATTTGCCCTTCGCAACGGGCAAAACCTCATCTTTCTTGCAAGCCTTCGCAATAGTGTAAGCTCTCTTACCCTCTTTGTACAACCCTTCAACTCTCGCAATCTCGTCCATGATAACATCATCGAGAATACGATTGTTTGGTTGTTCCGGCGTGGGTTCGAGTTCTGTAACAAACTTACGCTTAGGCCCTGTCAATGGAAATCCAATGGATGTGTTCAAATTAATTGCATCAATGAACTTACATCCTGGAATCCCACATAGATTTTCCAAATCAGTCAATGGTTTAATCTTATTCCACATCGGCAAGCGAATCAATTCCAATAAAGGTCGCTTGTAATCCAAAATCGATGCGGTCAAAAGATCATGTGGGAAAGCTTTGCCAGGTTTACTGGCATTTTCAAGACATGTTTGCCACCCGAACCACTCAGGTTTCATTTTGGGCGCTCCCCACTTGTTTTGCACTCCACAAATCTCGGCAACGTGTCCCGAGATGGGCGTGCGACGAACATCCGAACGAGATGTCGTTTGTCCCACACAACTGCCATAATACACAAATTGCGAGTCAATTGGCAAATAATTAATGGGACTCTTTGGATGCAACGGATCATCCTTCATGACCGTAACACCCAATGATTGAGGTTGAAACTTGGATGCGACTCCAGATAAAACAACTCCCTCAATCTTTTCCAATTTCGATAACGCATCATAAATCTGCATCTGCATCAAACTGCCAGCACACCCATGTGGTGTTCCGGCATGGCCTCCAAGATGGAAACCTGTAATTGCCGCTGCTTTCGATTTGGAAATCAAAACGGCACCACACATTCCTGCGAACGTGTTAATCGTCAAATTTTTGTAATCGACACCCATAAACTGCTTGGCTTCATTATCGCACATTTCAGCTACACCTAAACCGCAAGCTTCGAGTACATCACCATCCTTCATCCGATACAACATTTGAAATGGATGGCTGACAACTTCACCAACAGGAAAATATTTCACAATATCCCTAAATGTCC